ACCTTGCGCCAGCCGAGGAAGTCGTCGGTCAGGAGCGCGATGGCCCCGGCGATCGCGACGATGCCCGCCACGACAGGCCCAGCGAACACCGCGATCAGGCCAAGGACGGCGGCGACCGCCGCCAAGAGAACGCCGAGGCGCAAGAGCTGCGGGTCGATATCCTTGATGGCCCGGTATAGGCCGACCTCTATCTCGGCCTTGAGCAGGCGGAAATACTGCGTCAGTTCGGCCAGGTCCTTCGACATCTTGTCCATGTCGACGCCGGCGTCGGCGACCATCTTGCGGTATCGGTCGGACCACAGGTCGGTTCCGCGCATGAGGGCTTGAAGGGTGTTCTCGTCAATCCCCATCATGTCGGCGCGTTGCTTCGCCGCCCAATAGGGCATTTTCCGCAGCTGAGCGCCGACGTCCCGCAGCACGTCGGCGTATTCGCGCGCCTCGCCCGCCGCGTCGCGCGTCTCAACGCCGAGAGAGCGCACCCACCCCTCCCCGGCGGGGTTGGTGCGCAGGAAGGACGCGAACGCCTCTAGCGACGCCCTGGCGGCCTTGGCGTCCCCACCCATTTGAGACACGCCGAACGAGAACGCCTTGATGTTGTCGACGGCCGACCGCAGGCGTTGAGAGGCGTAATAGAGGTCTTCGAACTCGGCGCTGATCTTGACGACGCCGGCCGACACCGCCGCAGCGGCCAGGGCCATTTGCTTCGCGAACTCGAAGACGGTTCCGGTGATCTTGCTGACGGTCTTGTCGAAGCGTTTGAGTCCGGCTTCGTCAGTCTGAACCCCGACCGAGACGAGAAACGAGCGGATGATGTCGCTATTGTCCGCCATCGCTTACGCCCCTGGTGGTCTTTCCTGTCGCCGTCGGTTTTCCTCTTGGACGTCTAGTGCATCGTTCATGTCCGCGAGGTCGCAAAGCGTATATGTGCCGTCGAGAATGTGGCGCCATTCGCAAAGCCCCGCCAGCACGGGCCGCCACAAGAAGTCCTCGCCGCTGTCGAGCCGTACTAGCTCGACAACTTCGCCACCGCCGACTCCAGCTTCTCGCTGAGGTCTTTGGGGAGTGCGGACAAAAAAGCCTGCACGTTCTCCTTTAGGACAGGCCAGACCATCTGCATCTGGGCGGCGAGGTTCGACTCGAGATCGGCGAACATGAGCGATCCGTCGGCCGTCATCACCGGCGCCCAGGTCTGCGTTCCGGGGTCCTGACGCTCGACGACGGCGAGGCATCGGTCGAGAACGAAGTCGGCCGCGGCGTCCTCCATGTTCGCGAAAGCGTCCATGACCGCGCGCGGGCCGGAGTCCGAGCCCACCATTGGGGCCATCACGCCCGCCAGCTTGCGAGCGACGTGGAACTGAGTCCGGCCGCTCATCAGGCGCGTTCGGTAGCCGATCCCGTCGACAGTGAAATCGACCATGACTAGAGGACCCGCGCCGCCGTACCAACGCCGAGCGTTTCGTCGATATAGATGGCGTCGAACACCCACTCGTTCATTCCGCCGTCCTTGGCGTAATTGAGGTCGGGGGCCTTCTTGAACGCGGCGTCACGGCACACGACCACGTCGCCCCGGTGGGTGTCGCGGACGGTCAGGGTGTTGATCCCGTGCAGCGCCGGGTTCGAGGTTTGCAGGTTGTACATCTGCATCAGCAGGGCGTTGATCTTGGACGTCTTGAGCAGGCGCACCGTCAGCGAGCCCGACTTGCCCGCGTGCAGGCTGTGCATCCCCTCACCGCCCGCCCCGGTGGTCAGGGTGTTCTTGTCGTCGGCCATCGAAACCGTGATGCCCTCTTCGGCGGCTGCGGCGCCGTTCGCCAGGGCGACCAGCCCGCCCGGCCCCGACAGCGTCGCTTGGACCGAGAGAAAAGAATACGTGCCCATATTGGCCCCCGGCCTTAGCGGTTGATGTTGAAGACGACGTCGATCTCGTGGACCGCGCCCGCCAGCTTCGCCGCGACTTGGAACGCGACCGACTTACGGGCCGCGCGATCCGCCGGGGATTGCGTCGAGATGGGCGGGGCATAGACATAGAAACCGTTCGACAGGTAGTCGCCGGTAACCAGTTGGCCGAAGCCGCCGGCCGTCCAGTACCCCGCCGCGATCAGGCCATTGTTCACGCCTGCCGAGAGCGCGCCTTCGATCACGGTGGCGAGTTGCGCCATGCCGTTGTCGGTCTGCGGAATCTTGGTCGCGCCCGTGTAGAGGGCGTTGAACAGGTCGGTTTCGATCCGATACTTCTGCCACGCCACGCCGAACACTTCGTCGATATAGAAGCCGTTCGCGACGGTGCCATATTGGATGATGGCCGTGTCGTTCTGATAGGCCACGAACACGTTGACGTTCTTGGCCTTGAGCGCGCTCGCCTGATCGGTGGTCAGTTGCTCGGCCGTCACCCCCGGCTCTTGCTTGTACATCAGCGTGATCATGCTGTTGTTCGCGGCGAAGTTGGTCGTCAGGAAGCGGCCGAACGCCGAGGCGGCGGCGTACAGCCCCGCGCTGTTGTACTGGACGAACGATTGCTGGTACTGCGCCGCCTTGAGCAGATAGCCGATATCGGTGGTCGAGAGGGGGTCGATGGACCCCGCCGCCGCCGTCGAGACGCCGTACAGGTGGCGCGGCTTCACGCCCTCGACGAACGCGGCGATGGCGAGATGGTCGGCATCGACGATGAGCGGCGAGGCGAAGGTGATGCCGTAGAAGCTGGTAGGCTTGCCGTCGAGGATCGTGACGGCCTGCACGGCGGACTCGGCGACGATGCCCGCGACCTGACGGCCACCGAGGGCGAGCGTCCCGTTCATCATCGGGGTCAGGTCGACACCCGCAATCGGGGGCGTCAGGAACGAGACGGCCGAGGCCGCGCCGGTCGCGGTCGATTTGAACACGAACCGGGTTCCGTCCCACGACACGGTGACGGCCAGCGGGACCGCCGCCAGGGCGACGTTAATGGCCGCGGCGACCGCGTTGAGATTGGCGGCGGCGGCGAGGTTGATGCCGGTGACGTTGGTGACGACGCCGCCATCGACGGCCACCTTGAAGCCGCCGTTCACAACGGCGTTCCACGTGGCGATGACCTTTTGCGCCGCCGACAGCGCGCCGCCGAACATGCGGCCCGAGGTGGCGGCTTGCGCCCACCGGCCGATGTACAGTTGCGAGGGGGTCGGCGCCTGCGAGAAGAACAGCGAGGCGGCGGCGTACTCGGGGGCGTTGGTCCCGAACGCGGTGGCGACCTCCGTGAGGCTACCGTACGAGACGATGCGCGTGTCGGTGTCGATCACGTCGGAACTGCCGACGATCACCAGGCTGTTCAGGTTCGGCGCCTGAGCGGCCAGGGGGGCGAGGTTCACATCGACTCGGATCAGTCGGGAAACCGGAAGGCCGTTGCTCATAGTATCGTTCCCCCGCGTGCGCTTCGCGAATAGTAGCGGCCTCACCTAGAATCAGCAAGGCGACCGCCTAGGACGTCCCGAATGCCACAGTTCCGAGCGTTGTGACCAGTTCCCCGTTCGCCGACAGGAGCGAAAGAACGGGGTATGTTCTGCGGATCTCGCGCCGAACGATCCACGTGACGTCCTCGCGCGGTAGCCATTTTTCCTTGATCAGCTCGGACGTGTTGACCGGGCCAATAGTTTCGATGGATGCGAACCCCGCGCCCAACAGCGCGGCTTGGTTCTGATCGACCTGCAACCCATCCTGCAGGAGCCCCGCCATCCGACCGGCCTGCGGGCCGTAGAAGCTGGCGAGGATGGTGAGGGACGCGTGCCGGGTGAACTCCGTGGTCAGGCCGTCTTGCGCCGTCTCCGTGTAGGCGTTCACGTCCGAGCGGCTCGACATGACCCCGACCCCGCACCAGGTCACAGCGCGAGACGGAAGGGCTGGCGGGTCTTCCTGCCAACGCGGTCTGACCAGTTCGTTACGATCAAGCCCCGTGATTGCCGCGATTACGTCACCGAGGAAGTCGTCGAGTTCCGCGTCGTCAATCGGATCAACGCCGGCCGGCGATAGGTAGCCCGCGACGTCGCTCATAGCCCCACCACGAGCGCGGCGTTTCCGGGAACTCGGAAGTCGAGGACCCCGAACAGCGGGATCGGATTCAGCCCGTCGGGGGCGTAGTCGACGGGATCGGTCGACGCCAGTTCGGCGTGCATGAACCCGGCGCCGTAGTGCGTCCAATCGTTGGTAAGCGCCACGAGGAAATGGTCGCCGTTCCACACGACCACGTCGGGCAGAAACACGATTTCGGGGTCGCCCTCGACGGGGGCCTTTTCCTTGGTCACGCCTCGCAGCCTGAACGCCGTGTAGATGTTCAGGTTCGAGCCGCGATATTCCATGTCGGGCGCGCGTTCGGTGAAATTTCCGCCGATCGCCGTATCCTTCGGCTGAACGCTGGCGGCGACGTTCGTGATGATCTGCACGACCTCGGGCGTGGTGCGGCCCTTGACCAGCACTTGCCGCCGCCGCCAGACCGTCATTTCGGTTTCGACGAACATCGGGTCGGACAGGAGTTCGGAGACGTCGAGAAGCGGGAAGGTCATTCGCCCCCCTCGACGACATACGTGATGGAGTTGCGCATCTGCCCGGTGTCGATCAGCGGCTTTGTCCGCTTCACGCCGCGGGCTTTCCGCTTCGCCAGGGTGCGCGGCGCGAGCGGGGCGAACGGCCCGTCAGTCAGCTTGCGGCGAACCGCGCTCACGGCCACCAGGCCGACCGAGTGCAGCGCCTTCGCCATCGACTCGCGACTTCCCTCGGCGCTGACCATCTTGCGCACGCTGGACTCGAGCGTGTCCGCAATCTGTTCCTGCGCCTCGACGATGCCGGGAACGAGGAACGGGCGGGCGGGGATGTTCGCGGCGGGAGATCCGTTCTCGTGGATGTAGCCGAGCGCCGCGTTATTGATGATCTCGCCCGACCCTGGCTCGGGCGTGCGGCCACCGTTCTCGGCCGGGATGCCGACCAAGACGCGCGACCGGCCGAGCGCCCGCATCGCCGCCTGAATGCGCGGGACGGCGTCGTAAGTCATCTTGACGTTCTTAGGAGCCATACGGCCACCCGTTGCCGAGAATGCCGCCCACAACCCACACCTCGCCGTCGAGGGCGTGCGCGACGCCCGCGCCCAGCTGCGTCGGTCCCATGCCCGCCATGTTCATCAGCCACAGGAACCGCGTGCCGTAGGTGGTCAGGTTCCAATGCCCCGCGTTCGGCACGATCCCGACGCTGGAGTCGTAGGTGATCGACAGCTTGTCGACGGTCTTCGACGCGACGACCCCCGAGTTCATGCCGGGAACGCCGCTCGAACCGCCGCTCGACGCGGCGCGCTGTAGCGCTAGATTGTGGGCGACGAATAGCTCGATGCCCTCATCGAGAACGTCAGCCCATCGCGAGGGGCGCAGAAGCTTCGTCGCGAGCCGAATCCAAAAGTCCACGGACGAGTCGGGGTAAGCGACTACGTCCGCGAACTCAGGAAAGTCGGTGCGGAACTGCGCCGCATCCATAGCTAGACCAGGTCGGGTTCGGCCGCCGTCGGGTTCGGCAGTTGCTTCGGCTCAGGATCTTCCGAGTTCGCCTTGACGATCCAGTGATCGGCGACCCACGGGGGAACGAGGTTCAGACCCTTGACCAGGGACACCGGCGCCGGGGGAACCTCATCGTCATAGTAGCGCGGCGGCGGGGGCTGCACGAGCATCGGCGTTTTCACGCGCACCTCGACCAGCGCCGCGGCGGCCTCGGCGGCGCTGACCTCGTGGCCCGCCAGGGCCGAGGCGGCGTCGCCCGCCAGGTCGCGTTGCGTGGTGGTCAGGTTGCCCGCCACCATGCGCGCCTTGAGGTCGGCCAGGGCCGACTCGGAAATGGCCGCTTGCGACCGCAGGCCGGCGGCCTCGGACTCATGCGCGATCTTGGCGGCGTCGAGCTGCTGCCGCAGGTCGATGATGGCGAGGTTCGCTTCGGTGATGTCGGTGAACTCGCCGTCATGGGCCTTGTCGGGCTGCGTCAGGGCGGGCTTGTCGCCCTCGGGCCCGTTGGCCTCGACCGCCTTCTCAAGCGGCGTCTTGGCGGCTTCCTTGGCCGCATCCTCGGCGGCCTTGGCCGACGAACCCTTGTCGGTCGCGGCGGCCATGCAAACGGCGGCTGCGAGGCTGGATAGCATCAGGCGGGTCATGGTCTTCGGTTCCTTCTACGTGAGGACGAAAGAGGGGGCTTGCGCCCCCTTAAACGCCGTCCACGTACAGCATGGTTTCGGGATAGCGGACTTCGACGACGCCGAGAGCCCCCATGACGGGCAGGATTTGGTCGAACCCGCGCGGCTGAACCGGAAGCTGCATCAGTTCCACGCGGGGGAACTGAACGAACCTCTTGTCGTCGTAGTACACGCACATGCGCGTCACGCCGCCGACGCCGGCCGTGTCCGCCCACTTGGTGCCGACGATTTCCAGCGGCCGCCCGTTGGTCTTCGCCGAGATGTTGTTCTCTTCCAGATAGGTCAGGATCGACATGCCGACGTTGTCGCCGAGGCGCCGGGAAATCAGCGTGTTCAGGCGGGTGAACGGCAGGATGATCTTGGTGGGCGCGAGGGCATAACCGGTCGCGGTCTGGACGGCCGACAGGGCGGTGTTCAGAACGGCGAGGACCTGGTCGGGCGTGCCGGCGGCGAAGGTGAAGGCCGCGTTCGTCACCACGACGCGGGGATCGTTGAGCAGGCCGGTGCAGGCGACCTCGCCGTCGCCGATATAGACCTGTTCGTCGCTGTCCATCTCGAATTTCTGCCGCACGACGTCCAGCTTGGCGGTGTCGATGGGGCGGTTGAGGAACTGCGACTGATAGAGTTCGCGCATGGACCACGAGGGCAGGGACGCCCACTGGTGGACCGGGTTGATAACCGGCGCGATGTCCACGGCGGGGCCGGGAACGGCGGTCGATTGCTTGCCGGTCCAGTTCTTGCCGCCGGGGTTGATGCCGCCGACGTGAGCGAAGTTGCTCAGCGTGTAGGCGGCATAGTCATCGACGATGGTGACGTCGGTGCGGCGCCGAACGTCGCGATCCCAGGTGACGGAATACAGCGGGTCGTTCGTGGTCCAGTCGTACTTGGTCAGTTGCTGCGTCAGGAAGATCCCGGCGGCATCGACCGTGTATTCGTCATAAGTGATCATGGCGCTCGTAGGCCCCCGGTTAGATGTTGAACGCGATTTCGGTTTCGGCGCCGAAGGTCGAGTCGGTGAACGCCGGACCCATGAACCGGGTCTTCGCGTCGAGAACGACGGTGTTCGCCGCGTCGGCCGCAGCCTCGACACCGCCGAGCGGGGCCGGGGTGGTCGGGGTCGCGATGCGGACGTACACGAGCCCTTGCTTTGCGGACGCAGTCGCGCCCCGCAGCTTCACGCTCATATACCCGCGCTTCATGATGTCGACGACGTGGTCGCCGTCCACCGGGGTCACGCCCAGCGCGCCCGTGAACTGAGCGACGCCGCCCGGATAGGGCCGGGTCAGGAACCCGGCGATGTCGGCGGCGGTGTCACCCGCGTTCGGCAGGCGATAGCGCTTGGCGGTCGCGTCGAACACGACGGCCTGACCGTATTCCTTCGGCACGAAGTTCACGCCGAGAGCGTCGGTCGAGCGGTACAGCGTGCCCGGCTCGATGGTCGACTCCAGCGGGCGGGTGATCGCGCCGGAAATCCCGGCGGGCATACGAGTCAGAAAGGCGACCATGTCAGGTTCTCCGGTGGCGTCGGGTTAGGCGGCGGCGCGGTTCTTGTTCCAACGCTCTTGCGAGCGCTTGTCGGCGTCGATGGCGCGTTGCGTCGCCGAGGCGAGTTCGCCGCCCTCGCCGCGGCTCATCGCCATCGCCGAGAGGGTGTGATTGTTCAGCGCGCCGATCATGGCTGACGCGCCGAAGAACCCGGCGTCGAGGGTCGGGCCGGTCAGCTTGGTCACGTCCACGCCGGCGCCGAACATGGCCTCGACGGCGACCTTGCCCTCGGGGCGTTCGAGCGCCTTGACCAGGGCCGACCGCTGACACGCGCACATGGCGTCACGGGTGGCGGTGAGGTCGGCGGCGTCGTGGGTCGGGAAGGTGATGCCGGGGGCCAGGATCTCGGCGGCGGACTTCACGCGCGGGAGGGTGGCGGCGACGTACGCGGCGTCGTCGGTCTTGGCCTTTTTGGCCTTCTCGTCTTCGTCGTCCTTGTCGTCGTCCTTGCCCTTGTCTTCCTTCTCGGAGTCCTTGGTCAGGCGGGCGACCGTCGCCTCAAGCTCGGCGATGCGTGCGGCGTCGGCCTGGCGCGCTTCATCGGCGGTCGCTTCGTCCAGCACGCGGGCGAGTTCGGCGTCGTCCTTCGCGGCGAACACCTTCTTGAGCAGGGCGGCGCCGCCGCCGAACAGGCTGTTCTTCGTGGTCATCGGAGTCGGGTCCTCTAGTTCCATGCTCTGATCGCCGACGTAGCACATCGGACCACAGCGGCCATGTTTGCCATCGGGCAGAAACGCCAGATGGTTTCCAACGATTCGCGTCTGCCGCCCACGACCGGGGCCGGTTACCTCGTACGCGGCGTCGTAGCCGCAGGAGATTTCACAGCCCGCGTCAGCGAGGTCGATGGCGTCCTTTGACGTCACCAGCACGTCGCCGACCATGAAATCGGACAGCGGCGGCGCACCCTGGCGCGCGAACAGGATATGACCGTGCGACAGGTCGCGGGCGTTCGAGGGGTTCACGGCCTCGGCCGGATGTCCGATGGTGACGGGCTTGCCGACGAACGACGCCAGGGCATCGGCGGCGAACACGGTGTCGGCGTCGCGGCTGATCACGGCCACGCCGTTCGAGCCCACGGGAACCGGCGTCTGACCGGCCCCGTACAGCATGTCCCCGGTGCGGCTCAACCGAACGTCATGCAGCACAAGAAAGCCTTCGGGAGTCTTCGACTTCCGAGCGCTGATCTTGGCTGGCGCGTATGTGGTCAAGCGGTCCCCCTAAGTCGTCCCGAAACTAGACTTGTTTCGCCGAGGGCGTCAATTGGTCCATTTTGTGGAGCAAAAGCGGTTGACTGTCGCAGTATTCGAGAAGGATATGCGAGCGCTGAGGTTCGGACGCGGGTGCGATTCCCGCCGCCTCCACCACGAACACACGGACGGCGGCCACGAGGACCGCGTCGGATGATGCGAAGCATCCGGCATCTGAACCGGCCCGTGTGTTCTTGATGGGGGCGATCAGATTCGACGGGCCTACTGGCGCGGTATCCAATCCGCAAAAGAACTGTGAACGACAACCAAGACCTGTCTTACGCCGTCGCGGCGTAAGCGGAGCCCGGCGGGGGCTTGGCAACAGAACCCCGCCAACTTGCTAGGGTCGTCTAAGGCTAGGACATGCCGGGTTCGCCCGGTAGATGCGGGGTTCGACTTCCTCGCCCTGTGCTCCAAGGTTTCGCCCGCACGGGCGTACGGTCAGTCGGAGGTCGCGGGTTCAAATCCCGCCCTGGTGGAAACGCTGGGTAGCGCAGTCAGGTAGCGCGCCGACAAAGGGGGGAAATGCGGGTTCGAGTCCCGCCGGGGTAACCATCCCCGTCGAACAAAGGGACCAGTTCACCCCTCCCTCAATCCCTCGGAATCAGCGGCTCGGGATAACACCGGCAGTTCGGCAGACACCCCGCATGGCCGCGCAAACCGTCCAGCGTCGGCGGGTCGGCCCACTGGACAATTTGGCTTTCCATCTTGTCATGCGACGGCCGCACGTCATCGTCGCGTGAGGTGCGCCACGCATACTCGACCGACCCCACCCACACCGCCCGCGCCATCGTCAGGCTTGACGACGTGCGACTCGTTTCGGTCCTGGCGATCAGCGTGGCCCGCGACCGCGTCACCTCGCCCGTACGCATGATCTCGCGTTCGAGGACTTCCGCGCGCACGCTGGTCAGGAGGTTCTTTCGGGCGATCGCGTGAACGCGCTGCGCCGCCTCGATGGGAAGTGACCGGATCAGTTCGACTTGCTCGGCCATCATGAGGCGTTGCATCTCGCCTGTCGGGGCGGTCTGCAACTCGACCTTAAGGCCGCGGCTCATGTTCTGAGCGTGCGCGGCGTAGGCGCGGCGGTTCGCGCGGTCGACCTCCTGCACCACCTTTCCCGCCAGCGAGCGCGCCCACGGCGTGAGGGTGTCGCTGTACTGGCGCATCAGGTTGTCGAGCGCCGCTCGCTGCGCCGGGCTGTTCAGGAGATCGTCAAACATGTTGGTCATGTTCCCGATCTGCGTCGCCAGCTTGCGCAACGTCATCGCGTACCGGCGCTCAATGCCCCGGATTTGCTCGAACGGGGAACGCTCTTTCGCCTGCGCCGCCATCACTCAGCCTTGGCGGTCGGCTTCTTTTTCGCACCACCAGGTGCGGACGGATCGTCGACCGCCGTTGCCTCGGCCATCGCCGCCGCCGTCTCGATGGGATCGGGAATAACGTCCTCCATCGCCTCGATGTCTTCGTCGGTGATGTTGGTGAACACGCCGGTCGTGCGGCTGGATTCCCGCAGTTCCTTCGCCGCAACCTGAGCCGTGATCATGCCTCGGTCGTAGGCGTCGCCCACGGCTTCGGTCACGGTCTTCGCGACGGTCGCCTTGGCCTCGGCGGTCATCTGGCCGAGCGGGGCGAACGAGAACCCGAACCCTTCCGGCGGGGCCTTCCCGAGAACCGACCGCGCCAGGACGTCGAGAACCAGTTGTGTCGGCCGACGCAGGGTCGTGTTCTGTTTCTTGGCGGTGTCGTCGTAGTACGTCCGCATCGAACTTTCGCCGTCCGAGTTCAGGCCACCAGGGGACTCGCCGAACATGCGGACGCGCGGAACTTCGATGGCGCCGCAGACCTGGTCCCCGAACTGCGTGAGGATGTCGTCGAGACCCGCGAAGGTGTACGAGTGCGTTTCGAATTCGTCGGCCGCGTCCATGACCGTCAGACCTTCGATGTTCTGGAATCGGCGCATGTGTTCGAATTGCTGAATCACCGCCTCGAACATCTTGCCGCCGGCCGCGATCAGGTTGCGATATCCCTCGACCTTGATCGTGCGAAGGTGCGCCTTATAGACCAGCTGCGCCGCCCCGGCCGAGGCGCTGTCGAACGCTAGAAGACGATCCCACAAGCGTTCGCAGATGGATGCGCCCCACAGATTTTCTTGGATGCGACGGCGCAGCGGCAAGGGGTTGCCAACGAACCGCTGCACCCGAGAATAGTGGATCTCCATTCGCGTCGGGATGCCGAGCGGAAGGTTCGCCTCAACGATGTAGAATTCGGGCAGGCCGATATCCGGCCCCGGCGTCGTGATGATCCGAGTCATGTCGGGATAGGCAACCCAACGGTCGAACGTCCGCAGCCCTCGGAACTGACCCTGTTGGATGGACTCGAGGCGCAGCGGCTTCGACGTGTCCTGACCGTCGATCAGCATGAGGTTGATCGCGCCGCCGTACAGCCGCCCCCACCGAATCCCGTCGGCCTGCGCCTGGCTCAACATGAGGTCGTCATAGGCCGCATACATCGCGGCGGACTCGTCGGGGTCGAGGGTCGAGTTCAGGACAATCCCGGCCTTGGTCATGTCCTCGGCCGGCGCGTCGACCGCCTTGCCGACGATCCAGCTCGTGGAATACGCCGCCTCCAAGAGCAGGAAATTCCGCGTCAGGAAGTTGAAATAGTACCCGGCGCCGTCCAGCGCGCCGCCCGCGTTCAACCCCATCCGCTGATTGGCGTTGGCGAAGCTGTCGACGGTGTAACTCGATCCGGCCTGAACCCGAATGCGCGGCTTTTCGGTCATGGATTCCCCCGGCGATGAAAGCGGATACTATGGCCGCCCGGCCCGTTTGTCAGCAAGGACACCACATGGCAAAGCTACCGCGCGGAATCCGCAACAATAATCCCGGCAACGTCCGCCTTTCCCGCGACTCGTGGAAGGGCGAAATTGAGCCAGGGACCGACAAGTCATTCATGCAGTTCGACACGATGGCGAACGGCGTGCGCTGCACGGCGAAGATCCTGACGAACTACCGCACCAAGGGGCTCGTTACCGTGCGCGAGATGGTGAACCGTTGGGCGCCGCCGGTTGAGAACCATACGGCGGCCTATGCTGAACACGTCGCCGAGCGAATGGGACTCGAGCCCGACGTTCCGTTCCCGCTGACACCCGACAACCTCTCGGCCATGTGTCAGGCCATTTTCGTTCACGAGAACGGCGGGGACTACGTGTCGCCGGCGGATCTCCGGTCGGGGGTCCTGGCGGCGCTGAACGGGTGAGAGGCCACCGCTAGGCGGGGCTACAGCTTCAACGGGCCGTGTGGGTTGGGCTCCACGGCCTGAGGGTGTTTCGGGCGTCCTGGCCTCCGCGCTACTACGCTGCCTTTTTCGCCGGTAGCCTCTCACTTAACGCAGAGAGCCCGCAGGGTTTTCCTGCGGGCTCTTGCCTCATGACGCGGAGGGGCGGGCGGTTGTTCTACCGGAGCCGACCGGCTTGGGTCGCTAGTCCCCATTGCTGTACGGCGAGCCGCCATAGCGAGCGAACAAATAGCCACACCCTAGCGCGAACGTCAACCCGCCAGCTTCCCCCACACCCCGAGCCCCAGGCCGCCCTTCTCGATGTAGCCGTCGAGCGAGTAGCGCAAGGCGTCGATGCCGTGGTTCCAACGGTCCACGATGATCGGCAGGATGGCGGGGTTGCCGTTCTGGTCGAGCATCTTGGAGTCGACCTTGTACGAGTACAGGCGGAACTCGCGCGCGATGTTCGTGCATCGCGGATGGACGTGAATTTGCGCGAACGCCTTGAGGTGCGCAATTCCGTCTTCGACCGAACCCGACCACTTCTCAGCAGCGCTCGCGTTGAAGCCCTCGTTACGCAGCTTAGCGATCATGCCCGGACGGGCTGCATCGCACTTGAGGGGCCAATCTCGGGCGCCGGGTAACCCCTGGCCCTCAAGCAACGTCCCGTCTATCAGCTCGCCGACCTGGTCCAGTTCGACCCGCCAGCCGAACGCCTCGTGTGTGATGAACAGATGGTCGCGCCCGCCGATGGTCTGAATGTACGACCGGATACCCGCGTTCGGGTCCGCGCTCTCGCCGAAGTCGAGGCCGTAGAACGGGCGCATGTTGGCCGGTTCGTCGAAAGCCTCGAACGTGACCCGGTTGCGGAAGATGATCGCGTCGGTGACTTTCCGACAGTGACCTTCCCAAATCCAGTCGTAGGCGTCGGGGTCCTCGACCATGCAGGTCAGGCGTTGCTCGTTCAGGATCTCGGGAAAGAACGGGTTATCGCGCCAGTTCACTTCCGCGACGATCGCCGCTCGAGTCGGCTTGATGACGAACTTCTGATGGGTCGCCGACTGTTCGTTGTCGGGGTTGTAGCTCACGAGGATTTCGGCCCCGGCCTCGCGCATGGTCGGTTCGAGGATTTGCCACATCTCTTTCGAGACCGGCTCGGCTTCCTCGACCCACGTGCGCCGGACCCCCTTCATCGACTTGATCGACGAAATGTCCCGTTGCAGCCCCTTGAACAGGAAGTCGGAACCCGTGATCCGGTGGCGGATCTCGGTTTTCAGAACCTCGAACTCATCGACCTTTTTCGGGTTGCCGATCAGGTCCATCGTGATCGCGGCTTCCTCAAGCGTCTTGAGGACGGAGTCGCCAACGCTGGTCTGATACATGCGCGTGCAGAGCGTGCGCTGTTTCCTCGCCCTGGCCTCGGCGAGCAAGATGCGCGCGATGGACTCGGACTTCCCCGAGCCGCGGCCACCGTGCAGCACCTTGAAGAACGACGGCCGGTACGAGCCGTCGGGGTTGGCGAACACCCGCATGATCTTTGCGGGGATCTCCACCCGGATCGGGGGTAGCGCGGGCACGATCAGGCCGCCCGCGCCATCCGCTTGCGTTGGGGCGCGCGCCTCGTGGAGAGGCGAACGCGACCAGGTCGGCGACCACCTCGGCGACGCCGGGGTTGCCACGATCCATCAGGTTTGATCGCGCTCGCGTACGTGCCGTCGCCCATATCGAGCGGGCCGCCCGGCTTCGGCGCATACTTGGACTTCACGAGCGCAATAATGTTGTCCATCGTCATCGCCTCCCACACGGGCGGAAGGATGGCCTCAAGGTCCCCACGGGGATCGGTGACCGCGAAACACGTGGTGCAAGCCACGTTCGAGTACGCCTTGACGCTTGGCGTATCGATGGTCGCATAAGCGGGGCTGTTCACGCTGACCACGCCGTAAATGTACGCGTGGTCGACGGTCATGGTCCCGGTCCAGTTCGCGGGGAAAGCGGAACTGAAATAGAGGTTCGGGCCGACCGCATAGGGGCAAGCGCCGTCGCCCGGCGGATAGCCCTCGGGCGTGATGCAAACGGGGTACCAATTCCCGGTCGCGTCGCCGCCCGTGGCGAGTTTCCCAAGAGTCAGGTTCTTTAGAACGCTGGTCCCCGCGTTCGATGAGAACAGAAGCCCGTTGACCGACGGGCCAAGGCAGAGACAGCCGTTCACGACGTTATTCGTGTAGTTGTAGAAGTTCCCCAGCGCGCCGCCGCCCGCGAACATGAGCTGATACCCGAGCGTGCTATCGGCCGAAAGGAACACGGCACGGTTCCACGTCACTGTATTGGGCGATGCATCATCGTTAATTTGCAGCGCATCAGTGTGAAGCTGGCTCACGCCTGGCGGCACGGGGTTGCCCGCGACGACAAGGCGCTGTGCCGACATAACGACCGCGTCGTTGATCGTGACGTTCGTGATGTTGTCGTACTGGAAAGCGTTATTGTAGTACCAGCGCACGCGCGGATTATTCATCGTGACGCCGTTGACGGCGCCGGTGAGAACGAACCCGCTGTCCTGACCCAAAACGGTCGCGTTGGTCACGGTCACGTTCGTCGAGCCCGAAATCAGAACTCCATTCGTGCCCGACTTGTAGCTGTTGGTTTTCCCGCTTCCGGCCTGAATGTCGGTCAGCTTCACGTTGTTCGAGTTCGCAACCCGGAATCGGTAGGTCGTGCCCGTGCCGGCTGGCGACGTGGCGTTGATCCCCTTCGCCTCCATGAAATTGACGCTACTGAAGTCGACGCACGACAAGGTGTTTCCCTTGTTCGCTTGGTCGGCGTCCTCGACCGTGACGTATGTGCTGAAGCTGAACGTCGCCGTGAAGCCGGCGCAGGCTGCGGTTCCTCGCTCAGCGCCGCGCGCGATCAGGATGCGGGGCGGCGGCCCGGAACAAGCGACGAAACCGGCCGCGCTTGAGGACACGACGGCGCCGAGGAAGTTGTCGTTTCCGTTAACGCTCCCCATAGACCCCGCGCACGGAACCGGCGTCATGGTCACGAGGGCCGTGTTCGACGATCCGAAATCACCATTAGCGACGACGGCAAACTCACACGAGGTCAGGGTCAGCTTGTTCGTGACGCCCGAGGCGCTCAGCTGCGGCGTCATGGTGGTCGCGGTCTCGGGAATATTCGTCCCCGTGCCCGACCAATGGGCGGCATTCCCGCAGTTGCCCGTCGCCGTCACGTTCCACGAATTGACCGTAACCGAGTTCTGCCGGAGCCCGGTGGTCATGTTCGACAGCCGGGCGCCGCCGCGGCCGGATACCGACCATGCGCCGTGGTAGAGCGTCAGGGTCGGGGCGAGCTGAGGGACCAAGGGCGCAGCGGCCGACCCTTTGACCTTGAGCCGCCAAGGACTCCCTTGCGCGCTGACCGGCCCCGCCGAGAACCCAAGAGTGACCAGCGCCAGGACACAGAGAATCAGCGCCCGAACAGATGTCGAAACACGCATGGTTTCCAGCCCTAGTTATAGACGACGTTGAGGCCAAGAATGTCAGCCGCCGTCAACGCCCCGGTGTCCGCATCGGCCGATCCCGTGGTCATCGCGTAAGCAATGCCCGTCGAGAAATACATACCGCCGTTGGGGAAATCGATGTCGAACGCCGCCGTCGGGGCGACCGGGATCGTCAGGATCGGGACGTCGGTTCCCACGGTCGGCGCCGACGTCTTGTTGTAAAATTTGATGTACCTGACCGCCGCGGCGGCGTTGTACCCGGTGATTTTGTGCAGGTCGCCCGTGGTCACCTTGGCCGACGTTGCGTTCGTCGAGGCGGCTGCGGAAACGATACGCGAAACCGTGGCGGGCTTCGTCAGGCCGTCATATGACGTCCCGTTGAAGTTCATCCCGAACGACGTCGCCCATAGCGCCTGATTGCCCGACAGCGCCACGCCGCGACCTGGTCCGCCGATATTGACGAATCCGCTGGTCGTCGCGTGGCCGATAACCACCGCTCCGTTGCCATTGGGAGACATGCGCCAGTCGGCGCGGTCGCCATCCGCCACGTTCGTCGGCGATGCCTTATAGACGCCGCCCACCTTGAGCGGGAAACCGCTGTCGGGGCTATCGTGCGCGACGTTGCCCGTACCGATGACGGGAACGCCGGACGCCCGCAGTTGGGTATCCGTCAGAGCCCCACTGATGGGAACCGGAGTCGCCCGCAGTTGGGTGTCGGTGAGTGGGCCGGTCGCGGTCACCGTGCCCGAGATGGGAACGGCGGTAGCGCGAAGTTGCGTGTCAGTCAGCGGGCCGAGGACGTCCACGGGCGTCGTGCTTTGCGCCGCCACCAACAGGCCCTTGAGCAGCTGAATGACGTTGAACGATCCGACGCCAGACGTGGCCGCCAAGTCGGCGACCGCGCCTTGCGAGACGTCGGCCCCGTTGGCGATCGTCACGGCCCCGCCACCGCCACCGCCAGACGAGCCACCGCCCGAGAAGTTCGGAGTCCCCGTGCCCGTGATCAGCGCCAGGGACGAAGACCCGGCCGCCGTGATCCCCGCGACGTGGGTGTTCGCGCCAATCGCGACTTCCATAGCGCGGCCGGCGGGCAACACGGGGTCGGTGGTGAGCGCCACGACACCCGAGTTGCCGAGTTTGAAACTGACGTCGACCGCGCCGTTATTGATCAGGATGGCCGACGTACCGGCGCCGAACGCGACACGGGCTGAGGTCGTGGTAGAGGCCAGAGTCGCCCCGGCGACCGGAACGAACGGATTGGCGTTCACCGTCGGGATCGAAGCGAACGCGGGAAGCGTGCCCGAGATCCCAACCGAGCCGGTTCCGATGTTGAACGTGGGGGTCGCTCCGAAGGCCGGGAGCGTGCCGCCGAGCAGGAATGTCGGCGGGGAGGCGTAGGCCGGGAGCGTGCCCGAGATCGTGACAGCGCCACCACCAGAACAGCCCACGACGCAGTTGACGTTGAGCGCGCCGGGCGTGGTCATCTGCACGGAGGTAGGGACGCCGCCGCTGAGTCCTTGGATAAGTTGGCGCGGGTAGAGAACCGAACCGATGTCGCTGGCGGCCATCGTGCGCGTCGCGCCCGTTGCCTCGATGATGCGGTAGTTGTCGGCCGCCAGGGCGGGCGACATGGTCATCAGGAGGATCGCGAGCGCGACCCCCGCACGGTGCAAGATTCGGGTCACGGCAAAAATCCCCCTCTGAGGTCAGAGAGGGATTGTTACGCCGCGCCGAGGCAAATGGTCAATTGTCGGGACTAACGGGGCGCCGGGTGATTTTCCGGCTCGATGATCCCCACGCCCACGAGGATCGTTTCGAGTTCATCCCACGGCGTGCCCGCAGGAACCGTCACGGCGACAAGCTTGCGCAGTTCGCCGCAGATGGTTTCACACTCGACGGTGATGGGTTGCGGGATTTGCCGCCGCCACCACGCCACCCTAGAAGACCCACGCGTCATAGGCGTCGTTCCCGAGGGCGACGTGCCCCGCGAGGGCGTAATGTACACCATCCGGTTGCATGTCATAACCGATGGTTTTGTACGTCACGAGGTGCGCGTCGGCTTGGTCGGCCTGCCATTGCGCTTGGCGAACGGCAAGGTTGTCCGCAGGCGCACCCGCGCCCTCGGTGATGCGGTACTCGACCAGTTCGTCGACATGCCAAGCCGTGCGCGCCGCCGCGTTTATCTCGGTGATGTTCGCCAGATAGTTCGCGGCCATCGTCGGGTTCGTGGCGTCGTTCTCGCCGAGGCCGATGAACGCGACGTCGAACTGCGAGAACGCGAACGCCGAGCCGTCGAGGTTGTGCATCGCGTCGTTCACCGCGTGCGTCGTCGAGGCGAACATCGGCCCCGTGTGCGGATCGAACGAGTCGGCCGCCGTCGCGCCGCCCTTGACGGTTTCCTGACCTTTCACGATCCAGATGATGCCGGTCGGGTGGTCGCCGAGCCACTTGTTCGCGATCTGGACTTCCTCGCCCCACGCCGTGGGATTGTTGAGCGTCCCCGTGTTGACGCCGGGGCGCATGTAGTGCCACGCGTCGCCGATGCCGTCCGCGTTGGTGTCGGCCCAAATCTGCACGCGGGCGGTCAGGGCGTACGGCGCGGCGCCGGTGTTGAGGAAGCCGAGAGGGTTGGAGTCCCCGGCGATGATGATGCGGGCGTCGGTCATGTCAGTTTTCGCCTCGTTGAGTGTCGATCTCGGCCGCCGCCTTCTGATCGTCGGTGTGAATGAACAGCTCGCCGACGAACCGACGAACCCGCAGCCCGGCGGCGCGGTAGGCGGCGACGCGTTCGTCGCTCGCCCAAATAGCCCACTGAACGAAACGCTGGCCTTTGACCGTGCGGAACATCTCGGACGAGTCCTTGAAGCCGTTTTGGTTCTTGGTCCAGGTGGTCACGGCTCGTCTCCGGTGTTGCTGTCACCGTAAATAGCCAAACAAATAGCCAAACGCAATGGCTATTTTTCTAGGATGCGGCTCAGGCGCGAAATGACGCGGTCGGCCCTCGGTCCCGGCGCGTCGATTTCGCGCCATGCCGTTCACGGCCTGCGAATTCCTGAACGCAGCCGCCATCTGTCGTTTCTGTTCGATGGTTTCGGGACTTGGCCCCTGCGCATAGGTCCATTTCGGGTGCGGTATCGCCATCACTTCGCCTTCCCTTTCTTCGGTTTCGGCGGCGGATCTCCCGCGCGCAATTCGGCCACCAGGCCCGAGCCCATCACGCGGCCCCAACGTCGGCCGTCCGAGCCCTTGAGGATCTCGTATTTCATGCGTTCGCCGCCTCCTGCGCCCTGGCTCGCTTCCTGATCTTGTACGCGCGTCGCCTTGCGGCCTTGTTCGAATACGGCGACTGCATCTCTCGCGCCGGCGTCAGGCGCGCGTTCACGGCCATCAAGAACACGAGTTCGCAGCCGGTGGGTGCGCGGTTGCCCTTGCGCCGATTGCATGACGCGTGAGCCGCGGCCTTCACGCCCTGCACTACGCCGGGAAACATGATCAGCCTGCGTAAATCCCTCATTCGCGCGAGGTCTTTCGACTGCGGGTTCTGCGGGATCACATGTTCGACGGTGGGATCTCCATTGGCCGCGCCAGTAGCCGACCGGCCCGTGAACTCACGCGCACAGCAGCAACAGCGCCCGTTCCCCGCCAGCACGAGGCGTTCGAGGAACGGGTTTCGCTCGATGGTGAACCGAATGGTCACTTGCCGGTCGGGGCTCCGTAGATGCCAAGCAACGCCTGACGCCACGCCTCACGCGCTGACCACGCGTCGCGCCCTAGTTCTGCGCCGCCATGCCTGACGATGAACACCGTGCCGCCGTTCCATTCCTCGCACGTGCAGACCGCCGCAGGCCGCAGCTTGACGACGGCGGCCTTGAAGCCCCGGCGGCTCATTGCGGCGCCACCGTCTCAGGATCGGCGTACCGAGCGTCACGCGCGTCGGTGTCGTCGATGAGCTGGCCGACAGCTGCGTTCAGCGAGCGCAGGCCGCGCCTGGTCATGATCCGCTGCAGGGCTTGATATCTCTCGGGCGTCAGGCGCGTCGCGACCTGGTGCAGCCCGTAGGCGTTCGGCTGAGCCGATTTCGGGTTCTGTTTCATCCGAGCAGAATAGCCACGGGATGGCTATTTTCGTCAATGGCTATTTTGTGGGTTGCTTTGGCTATTTCGTTTGGCTATTTTCGAGAGGTCAACAGGAGCGAGCGACATGCGGTTCAAGACGGTCAAAGAATTCAGGGCGGCGGCGGAACGTCTGATCCGCAAGCAAGCCCCCGACGCAACCATCGTTTGGCATCGGGCCGCGCGCCACAAGTTCACGCGCACCGATCCCCGCAACCCGAACAGCGAGGTCGATGGGTGGAACGGATACGGCGAGTTCGCTGCGGCGGGCTTCAAGCCGAAGAGGTTCCTGGCGACCTACCAGTTCGCGGGCGACATCGACGAATTGGAGGTTCGCTAGTGAGGGTGAATCCCGCCGTGTGCCTGCCTCGCGTCTCGCCGAATAGGTGGACCGAGTTCCGGCGATCGTCGGTGGCGGGATATCTCGCCACCGCTCGCCGTGACGGAACCCTGCACCGCGAACCCCTGGCGGCTGGCCTCTACTACATCGGCGGCCCGTGCGAGCGTACCGCCAGCATGATCATTGACACGCGCATCGGCGCATACAGCCACCCCGCTCGCCAGAAATAGCCAAAATAGTGCTTGCTTTGGCTATTTCGTTTGGCTATTTTGAGTGGGTCAGAAGGAACGACCCCGATGCAAGACCTCAAGACCTACCGCGTCACCTACCTCGGCAAGCGCCCCCGCAGTTCGCAAGTGGTCGAAATGACCGCGACTGTGACCGCCGCCGATGAGGCCGACGCGCGCCGTCAGTTCTACCGCACCCGGTCGATCCGCCACACGATCACCACCATCAAGCAAGCCTAGGGAAACCCGATCATGACTATCTCGACCTTCGAAGACCGCGCCGCCCTTCTGGCCCTGCGCGCCGACATCGACGCCGCCCTCGCCACCGTCGCCACGAAGCACGGGATCGCGCTGCGGACGGGCAACATCAAGTACGATTTCGCGACCTGCACCATTCAGGTCAAAGCCGAGATCACCGCCGCCAAGGCCGACCAAGACATGAAGTGGGCCAATCAGTTCGCCGACATGATGAGCGTGGACATCAGCCAGCCCTCGACCCACCCGCAGCGCAAGGGCGCGACGGTGACGGGCTACGACGCTTCGAAGCGCTCCAAGCCCTGGAAGTTCGAATGGAACGGCAAGGCGTACATCACCGACGACGCGGGCATTCGCCTCATGTTCCCGACCAAGGCGCACACCCCGGCCCGCCTCGCCGAGGTCGACAACCTGCTCAGCCGCGAAGTCGCGCCGCCCAAGTTCGGCTAAGCCCGCACGGGCGTCGGGATCGTCTCGACGCCCAACCCCTCACGCACAAGGAACTCAGCCAATGACCGTCGCCAAGATCAACACGCAGCACGATTACATCAGCGCTCGCGTCACCTTCGCCCCGAAGGTTTACGTCACCCTCACGCAAGGCCGTTACGGGACCAAGGCGAGCGGGACCATCCCGACGCCCGACCTGCACACCGTGTTCGGCGCCTTCGACAACTTCATGCGGGTCAAGAACGCCGGGACGTACGCCGAGCGGATGGCCGAGATCGCGCGTCTGGCCGAGGACGCGAACACGCCCGACGAACTGGCTGACGCCCTGCGCAGCGCGCGGGTCTGAGATGGCCCGCGACATCCTCACCACGTTCGGCCTCGCGGTCGTGCTGACCGTGTTCGCTTTCCTAGCGTTCGCCCACCATATCGCCGTGACTGAACAGGTCGCGGAATGTCGTCAGGGCGCAGCGTGGTCAACCGGCGGGCGCATGGACATCTGCGGGATCGAGCGCTGAGCGGGCCTTGACGGACTCGCCCGACGGCGTACCGTCAGCGTCGACCAAGGGACGCTGCACAGTAGGGGGACCAGCCATGTAACCGCCTCGGACCACCCACCTCGAACTACCCGTTTGGAACTTCCCTTAACACCCTCGACTCACACGGCCCCTAGAGCGATCTAGGGGCCGTTTTTCGTGATGGGGTCCGCGTGTAGCCGCCGAGTGCGCGCCCCTGTGGAACGCCTTGCGCAGGGTATCCGTCTAAGACGACAAGACCGGCCGAGCGAGTTCGCGGGCCTTGGTGGGCTCGCACGCACAGCACAGGAGCCCCGCCGGCCCTTCGATCACGTGGTTCGTCGGCCCGCATCTGTCGCACTGGAATTTCGCCCCCCGAACCGCGTCGCGCACCACAGGGCGCAGGACGTGGAACGGGGTAATGGTGGTCACGCCAGGGCGTCCAGTTGCGCCGCGGCTTCCTCGCCCGACAGCCCGTACACCGTCGGCACGCCGGCTCGCTCAATCGAGGCCAGGCCGGGCATCCAAACGTCAGGGCTGTCGTCAGGGCTGTCGCCGATCCGGCACATGATCGACGCGTCGCCCGTGCGGGTGCGCGCTTCGACCAGCTTGTTCGCCAGGGTGTCACCGAGCATTTCGCGGAGGACGAATTCGGGAGGCTCGCTCATCGGGCCAGGTCCCGAATGCGGGCGATGTACGGCGCGACGTCGAGACCAGCTCGGACGGCGGCCATGAGCGCGGACTCGAGTTCCTGGGTCGCCGCCTCGGATCGGGCTTTGTAGGCGATGAGGGGATCGGCCGGCGGGATGGGTTTGGTTTCCACGTCTCGAGTCTCCTGATTTCGGCGCAGGTATGCGCCCGACATAATCCACGGGATGGGAACGACCATCAATCCGCTTCCTCGCACTTCCGAACCCGCCACGCCTCGAACGCCGCGGCGTGCGCAGGGCAGAGATCCTTGTCGGCCGACGGCTTGGTCGTGCAGCTCGGACACAGCGGCTTGTCGCATGTGCCAGTGGCCTTCTCGGGAACCTTCCAATCGCACAGCAGAACCGCACCAGGTTTCCCGCAGGCGCATCGCTGGCGCATCGGCCGGCTGCACGCGAAACCGACCGGGCGGCCCTGTTGGGTTATGGGCGCGCAGGGCATTACGCGTCTCTGTCGTCGGCGATGTGGATATGGACCGACGGCGGACCTCGGCCGACGTCCAGCCCCATGAAAAGGATTTTCGCGCCACCCTGACGCATCTGCGACGACTGATATTCGCGCATGATCTCGGGTGACCGGCGGCCTCGTATGAACTCTGTCGATCTCGGGTAAACCGCCGCCAGGCCATACGCCCGGGCGTCGTCAGCGTAGGAACTTAAGGACACACGAGCGAGCGTTTCGTCGGTCGCCTCATCGGTCCACGTCTCGGGTTTGTCAGACATCCTCGCTCGCCCTGATGTGAATGCGGTTCAAATCTTCGCGGTCGCACACCGCGCACCGGCCGGTGTCGCGGTTGTGCGCATAGTCGTGGCGCAGGCTGGAAAACTTGCCCGCGCTCGACGTGTGACGCCAGACTTCGCCATCAGGGCCGTTAACCCACCCGAGTCCCGGCGGGATCGAATAGACCGCGCCGTCGATGATCTCGATGAGCGCATTGACCACCTGCGCCGGTTCGTCGGTCGGCGGCCGTCTCGTGATCATTCCCCGTCCTCTCGCGGCTTGGCCTCGACCGGCACGAACATGATCGGGGCGAACTCTTTGTCGGTCCCGTCGGCGTTCACCAGGGCTTGGCGATCGACGAACATGCCGAGGTGCTTCCCGAGCATTTCGAGCGCCTTGTTCTGATCGCGCATCTTGATTTCGAACCCGCCCGTGGCCGTCACGCGCACGCCCGCGTACAGCGCACGAGCCGCCGGCGACAGCAGACGCGTATCGCGCGGGACCACGACAGACTCACCAACGCCCGCGCACTCGGGGCAATCGACGTTCGGGGGCCGATAGCGGTTGAACCCGGCGCCGCCCTCGTAATCGAAGTCGTCGTCTTCGTCCCACACCTCGGGATCGGCCCGTCGTGCTGGTCCGCCTCGCCGTGGCTTGTTCTTGTCGTATGCCTTCCGCTTCTTTGCCATCTCGGCGTCGGTCAGCTGATAGCGGTGGCCGTCACCGTGGCAATGGCGACAGTTCTC